CGACCTGATCGCGGTGAGTTGTCATACATCAACGGGTTAGCTAAATCTTTAGTTGTGAATGCGATAGCGCCCTCATCAACTAACGCAATAGTACCGTCGTACATGGTGTCATCAACGATAACCGGAGTTACACCGCGATAAACCAACTCAGGCACTGATGATTGTACCAACTGAGTAATACCGTCTTTTACAACAGTAACCTGTCCGTATCTGAAGCTAAGTAGCTCCCTCTGGTTGGCCGCTTTTTGCTTACTCATGATGTAATGCGCTGTAAAAGAGTTCATATACATGTTTGCTAGTTTTCCGTAGCCCATGTCACCTTTTTTCTGACGCGCGTCGTCAACCATTTGCTCGTTAAAATCGTGTCCTTCATTACCAGCCGTAATAGCAGTAATCCCTGCCATTCCGCTGAGCATTGACGAGATGAGTTTGTTCCACTGTGTAGACCAATAACGACCTACGAACTCATTTACGACTTGCATCGGATGTGTTGAGTTCATTAAATCCTTTTGAATTGCACGAACAGTCCACCATTGGTTTCCGTAATATGTTTTTACGTTAACAGTGTCCATTGCCATTTCAACACCTGAAACTTCGGTATCGCTCGCGTCCCCTAAATGTTGCTCTTGCCAAGGGTATTCCATCAGGCCTGTTCTAATTATAGACTGGACGTTGTCGAAGTCTAGCGCGTTAACGGCAGCCTGTGCCATATCGCCACCATCTCTGATAATGCCGCTGTTAAACATTTTGTTGACATAGGTTGACTCGCGAATATCTGACGAGTGCCACTGATTATTTTGTACAATTTCGGCGATAGTAGCCATATTAGTTGACCCTTATAAAATAAAAATTGAAAATTAAACAAAGGCCACAATAGCCTTTATCGTTGTAAAAATGGTACATAGTCGCCTGTTGCGACTACGCCACCGTTATTGCTCGGCGCCCCGCTTTGTTCAGGGGCAATGTCAAAAAACATGCTTGATTTAGCTTCAACTTCTTTAGCTTGCATGCCTTTAACAATATCTTCTACATCCGCATCATTTCCATTGACGCGCATCGTTGTTCCGTCATCATTCTTGAAGACGATCTTGCCGTCTTCAAATCCTGCCTTTTTCTTGATTCCATCAATGATGTATTCAGTTGCTGTCGCTTTGGCTTTGTATTTTGGCAATAACGTTGCTACATCCTTTTCAAGCAATGCGCCCATCAACTGGTTCTTATATTCTTTTTTCTCATTTTCAGACGCAGTCTTTCCAGCTGTTATTTCATCTTTAAGTGCTTGTATTTCTTTATCCTTTGTTGCTACAACCTCGGATTCTTTAGCGCCTTTAGAGGCTTTAACTGTTGCCAACGACTCGTCGAGATTATCACTATCAAGTGATACACCGAGCGACGTCTCTACCTTTCGCAACTTCTCTTTAGCTGCGTCACGTGTCTTTATCGCGCCAAGCTTATCTGCTTGATGCTTGTTAATCTCAGCATCTAAAGAACTGATTTTACCGCTGATCTTATCATCTAACTCCTTCGCCTTCTTCTTCGCATCTTCCGATGCTCCGCTCCCGGCTACTGCCAATATCTCATCTAAATATGCCATCTATCTACTCCGTAGTTAAGGCTAATCGCATCCGCGACTATAAAAATTTACGCTCTATTTGCTCATTGCTAAATAACGCGCCTTTCTTCAAATCTATGAAATTATTAATACTTGTGTTACTTTCCAACCACAGCTTATGCTTCTCCTCTCCGAGGAAATCGATCGCTGTTTTAGGATTGCGGTGCATAAAGTCATCAGCTGTTTGCGTCATGTAATCTTTTAACCGTTCTCCATATTCTACCCCAATCAAGATACTACGGCAATTAGGGTGCCGTGGCGGTTGATTTGGTATATCCTCACGTTTCGGATATTGCTTAACGGAGTAGTATTTGTTCGCAAGTCCAACACAAATAACTGACGTTCTATTATCTAGTACGGCAATACTCAACCAACCTTTTATGTCTTTGTTCTTGTTGTCAATATCACGGTAAGCATATTCACGTGCAGCCTTAGTCTGCGTGTTATAAAACATGTCATCACGACGCTTATACTTGTTGACCTCGTCGCGCACTATCGGGGATATACCTCTGTTCTCTATTAGGGTGTTTCTTACTAAAATTGTAAATGCGAACACCGATTTTAGAATAGATTTATTTCTGTCTTCTATCGACTCCTTAAAACTTAGCCCGCCGAATGACTCTCTGTTTAGCGATAACTCCGAATCCTTATTACTAGTTATGATTCGTTGCTGTTGTTGTACTTGCTTTGTCAATCCCTCTGTAGCGTCTAATACCTTAATGCGCTTCTTTAACTCACTTTTAATCTCGTACAGTGGTAATTCCCCAGCTGTCACAGCACCAACAGCCCACAACAAAATGTCTTTGTACTTGTCGCTACTATTCTCGTGACGCTGATTCAAAAAATACAGCTCTTTCTCAACAACGCTATCAAATATTTTCATTTAAACAACATTCGTACCAATTAGCTCTTTTTCTTTCTCAGCATCAAAATCTTTGGGTAGCAAGTTAGCTGTCTTTAGTTTTTGCCAAAATGTTTCACGACTTAGATGCCCAGAGCTTAGCATCTCGTACAGCATCTTAAGCTGTTGATCAGAGAATAGAACGTCATCAAAATCTTTTTTAAACTGCAGAGGTTTACTTGTGTTTAGTGCTTTATTGTCAAGCAATGCCATAAACTCGAATAACTTATTAAATTTAACCTCCAACTCCTCAGCAACGTCGCTTAAAAATGAGCTGGATTTGACTTGATTTTCCTGAGCATCAATCACCGTATTGGCACTGTCTTTCTGCAACATTCCAAATGACAACTTGTCAATCGCTTCTACTGATTTATCAATCTCGTCTTGCAACTTAGTGACGCCTGCGCCGGTTATCTCTACGAATTCAAGGCCTTCTTTACTTTTATCTTGAAATACTAGCGCATCTTGTACGCCGATGTTCATTTGATCATCGTCATCGATATTGCCATAAAATACAGCAATAGGGTTACTCATCACTAACAGGATATTAGCTAACTGGGTTTTCTGATTCAATATGACACGGTTAAGATCTACGATATCGTAAAAACGAGGGACGAACTCAAATCGACTTATCTCCTCACCTGTTCGTACAGCAACAACGGGAATATCGGGTAAGGTGTTAACCCAATCTTCTTTTAGATTCACTCCACCGCCATCATCGTACCAGACCTCACCGCCACCAATTTTAAAAACAATATAGCGTTCAACTTCTTTAACGCCAAATTCCCCGTCAGGGACTTCTAATTTTTCTTTGAATACGATATTGATGAGCTTATTGCCATTGAGCTGGTAAGTGACTAACTGCTCATAGCGATAGCGTTTCAGATATACTTCGTTTGTCTCGGGGTTTGACTCAGCGCTCACAAATTCAACGCCTGCAACTATTGAGGACTCGCAAACTTGCTTGACGAAGTTGGCGAAGCTGTCGCCTTTACCGTCGATGTTGTCAAGTGGAAGGTGTCCGAATTGTTCGGTGTCAGGTTCTTTTTTTGTGATCAGCCCGGTGAGTGTTGATACTATCGGGCTGTATAGATTTGGGAACGGAGTCGAATTAATGCGCAACTCCCAAGCTTTATTGCTTTCCCTGTCCCATTTTTTTAGATAATCTTTTGTCGCCACTCTAATTGCGCCTTCGTAGAAATCACGGCACACCTTGATCTTCTTGTGAGTGATCTTTAATTTGGACAGGGTGTTATTAGGGGTTGAGGGCATATTATCTCAGCAATTTTGGCTTACGAATTGTTTTAGATTTAGGCATTGTAACAGGATAGTAACACATAACAACAGCGTCGGCTAAATTTGGCGACTTTGTGCCGTCAGGTGTCTTATCAACTAATAATTTCATGCGCGAATTCTTGCTAGCAGTGGGCTGTGATAATTCTTTCCGCAAAGTCTTCAAATTTGGCAGCTTAGAATGCAAGCTAATAAGCTCGTCGTCATTGTAAATTACATTGTTAGTAACTGCGTTGTGCGTTTTTTCGAAACGTCTGCGCAAATCCCACCATGCCTGAGCCTTTAAGTTTGTATAAAAGTCACGGTTTAGCGGACTGTCAACATCACCATCAATTACCCTGCGATCAGGGTTCAGCGGAGTAGCTCCAGCGTGCCACGGAACAAATCTAACACCGTCAGGCATGTCACCAGTATCGTATAAGCGATTAGACTCAGCTTTAACCCCTGCGCCAACTCCAATGCAATCATACTGCAATTCTACTTTGCCCTTATTAGTGCAAGCACTTGCTGCAATTCGCGCTGTATCGCCTGTATCCTTTGCTCCCCATTCCCTAAGCCCTAACAATACTGAGCCTTTTCGCATAGCTATCGCGTTTCTATCACCGCCGCCGTCGGCAACATCGAGCCCACCTATCCAGGTCTCCGACTTAGGAAATTTAAGCTTGATATGAGCATCAATCGCAGATGTTACCCATTGAGCTGGGATAATTGTTCCCTCCACAGCTGCGGAGTAATCTCTATCAACTTCTTGAGCAAACTCCCTGAGCGCCCCATTTAGCTCAGCATAAGCCCTGCGGCCGTCGTACCACTCTTGTGTTTTGTTCGGGTGATCCGACCAGTCCATGATGAAGACGTTAGTAATGTTTTTGGAAACATTACCCTTAGTCCACTCTATACCTGATTCGCGTTTTCTGTGAAATACGTTACCCAAACCATTTACGCTAGAGATGTCTATCTGCACGTTAGTGTTATCACCAAGTGCTGCCTCTATCAGATCGGGGTGTTCGTAATGTGCTGATTCATCTTTGAAATAGACAAGTGTTCTACCACCTCGCCCGATGTTATCACCCGCCTCACCCGTGATGCTTGACTGATTTTCAGGATTGATGATTTTCATGAATGAAGCATTGCGCTTCATATCAAAATCTTTTGGTAGTAATTCTTTGGGTAGCCCATTGAGGATCATTCTGATTTTTTCTAATAGGCTTTTAGGGTCACCAATAGCATCAACGTATTGCTCTTTACGCGAACCCCAACCGATAGCCGCACTGTCTTTGAACAGCCACAGCCAAACAGATAAGGCGCAACAGACCCATGAGGCCCCCATATCCCTAGACTTTTCGACTAATCCGTTTTCCCCGTTATTTATCATGTCAACAACAAACCGCACCAAGTCCTTTTGTCTCTCAAAAAGGACAAGTGGCATACGGCTTAACTTGCTGTCATCAGCTGCGTTACGAGGGTCATACGTATCGCACCAATGGGAGATAAAATCTATAGGGTTGTCTTTGTAGTACGCCTTTGCGTACGTTATAAACTCGGGATGCTTTCTAAACAGCAGTACCTGTTTTTGCCGAAACGCAAAAACTTCTGTGTAGTTAGGATTCCAACTCACTTTTTAACGTTTCCTGATATAGCTTTGCAGCCTCCTCGGCTGACATCTCTTTAGCAATGACTGCCACAGGCTTGCTAGCATCCCCAGTAATCTCAATAGACTTACCATAACCGCGACGTCTGCCGAGCGTACCAAGGGTAAATTTGATAGCATTAACATCGCCATCTTCGATTAGTTTATCGAGCTTAGTCTCGGCGTTGTCAACCCTCATCTCACGGCCTTCAAGATAGGCTGTGGATAAGTGTCCTCCGTTGTTGACTTTCTTACTAATCCATGTTCGAGATCTGTCTAGCTCTTTTGCCGCGTAAGTGAGATTGTATTTATTATTTATAATCGCATCTAAAATCTTTTCATCAGATATTTTCACTTTAGACATCCCTTTTTCGTGTCGCATTTTACTGTCCCAAATCTGTCAAATCTGTTGTTGCACAGACTTCTGCCAGCATCTTAGCATATCTTGTCGCGATATCGTTAAGTTTCACAATGTTGGCCTTTAGCTCTTTCTCGAATCCTTCAGCGTCTTGTAAAGTATTGCCTGTAAGCTTGGCGTTAAATCTTGACGCCAACTCAACTAACTCTCGTTTCGGCTGGTATGAAACTTTTATAAATCCAGTGCAATCCACATTACTGTTTGCGATATCACCGATGCACTCAACTACCCAATGCACAGCGTCGTGTAATCTTAATGCTAATTGCTCGCTATTAGGGGCATTAATAATCCCTTTAACATGATCATCGGAAAAGCACTGATACGATAACAAGGTGCTGTAAATAGACCATGCTGCATCTACGTCACCGTTTAAGCAATAATCAGTGCTTTCTAGGTGTTTATCGTTAATCCCTTCAGTACTAAAATCATATTTGTTATACCAACCTCTAAGTTTACGCCCAACTGTTTTCTCTCGCCATGTTTTGCGCTCAACGTGTCTTTGTTCGTCATCATCTTTCATCT